TCCAGCCGACCGGCAGACAACCCAGCCGTCCACCCAGGTGATCTTCTCAAGTTCCTGCTCTGTGGTGGTCTCCAGCTGTACGCTGGCGTCCAGGGCTTCCATCTCAATGGAGTCACCAACACCGAGCCCAGAGAACTTCACTCCAGTTGTTGGCCGGAGATACCCAGTGAATAGAGGTGTAGTATCCTCGGAAATGATCACCTGTGTGATGTCTTCTTTGCCTGCTACGAACTGGTAGAGTCCTTGGTTATACCCAATCGTCCACTTAGCTGTCGAAATGGCTGGTTTGAAGTCCCGACCATAGAGGACCTCATTGATCTGGATCGATCCGCGGCGAACAATATTGATACCTCCATAATCTAGGAGGTCGTAGGTTGTAGGGCCCTGGGTCAGGTAGATATGGATCAATTTAAGTACCCCTCTCTTTTCAGCTTTTCGATTTCATCCACAACAGCCAGGGCAGTCTGCCTAGGATCTGATCCGCTGAGATAGAAATTAAAGGTATTGCCACCTCCAACCAGACCAAGCTCCTGTAACTTTTGTTTTCTTAATGGAAGGATGAGTTCATCTTGCCCACGCTCACCCGCGATAAAAGCAGATCCACCAGGTGAACCAGAAATAATGCCGCCGTCATAAAGTTGAGGGTATTGCTGGCCGAGAACAATAGCCGCTTGAGCAGCGCCCGCGGCTGCTATAATGCCGGCGAAAATGCCGCCAGTGATCGGATCACCCCTAGAAGCCACAAAGGCCATGGCCATTCCCTGGGCCGTCGCCATGGCGATTTCACCTAGGGTTCTTTTCTTCTGCTGTTCGAACTTAACCTTTTCCAGTTCTTGGCGTTTACTTTCGAGTTTTTCTTCTTCCTCAGCGAGGAGTTTCTTCTGCTGAATCTCATAGTCGACGGTTGACTGCCCGGCTTCCTCTCGAAGGCTCATCTGTTCGTCATAATTAGAGCGCCGAGACTCAAGGCTCTCTTCTAGGGTCTTAATCTCTGATTCTAGAGCTTGAAGTTGCTGGTTCTGAATGAGGGTAAAGAATTCATTCGCCAAGTTGCCTAAGGCAGAGAAGGTTGCTTGGAAGGCGCCGGCGTAGGCCTCCAAACCTTCAAGAAGGCCGTTCCAGAACTTACCTTCTTCACTCTCAGGAAACTCGACAGCCTTCTCGATGCTTGCTCGAACTCCTTCCGTCTGACTGAGAATGTTAGCCAAAGCACCGCCGAAGACTCCCCATGATCCTGCCGCATTGACGATTTTTTCCCGGAGATTCTCTGTTTCCGCTCCAATATCTCTGGTTTTCCCCTGCTGGCGTTCGAGGTCTTCAATGACTGCTGTTATTTGCTCGATCCTATCCCTGGATCCTGCAACCTGAGCTTGGATAAGCTCCTGTTGCGCCTTTAAGAGGGCATCGTCGACAGCGGTCTCTCTTTCCTTTTTCTTGATAACTTGATCGAGTGTTTGGGCGTAAAGGTCGGCTTGATCTTCCAAGAATTTGAGACTTCTACCAAACGCCTCAAGTTCAGCCCTGGCCTCTGGATTGCTGGCGGCTGTCATAGCCGCCTCAAAAGCGGTTCTCAACTCTTCTGCGGCGACACGATTCTGCCTGAACTGTTGTAACTGGGCATCGAACTGGCTTGCAGTACCTTTTAAAGTGGCCAACTGATCATTGAGTGATTGAAGCTGACGGTCGTAGAAATCCGCACCGGCTTCACCGGCTCTGGTTTTCTCTACTCCTAACCTAGTGATTTCAGAGTTCAAATCTGCCAACTGTCGGGCATATTCAGTCATACTGGCTCTGTCTTGTTCTGCCGTCAGCCTGATAATCTCATTAGAGACTCCTTCAATTGCTGTTCCCACGTCTTTGTAAGCTTGGTTAGCTGAGCCCAAGCCGCTTGTTCTTCCAATTGTTGTTTGAAGAGCTTTGTATTCTGCTTGGAGATCTATAAGGCCCTGCATTTCCGATTGATACCTTCCGGCCGCCTCAGCCGCAACTGCTCGAAGCCTTTCGATTTCTTCCCTATTGGTGGATGCTGATTGAGAAGCGTTTTCCGTCATCAACTTTGACTGTTCAGTTCTTGCCTGAGTTAAAGACTCCCTTAAAACGCCTAACTCAGCAGCATATACCTTGATATCATCAACTCTTATCATATCTTCGAATCGTCCAGGTTGGGCATCAGCGAATATTTTCTGTTTCAATTGGTCAAATACTTGAGCCGACATGTTCATTGAGTTTGTTGCATTAATTCTAAAATCCTCGGCAAGTCCCTCAGAATAGTCGGTCAGATTGTTAAAAACGCCACGCATTCGACTTTCCACATTTTGGATTGAACCTAAGAGCGACTGAATTCCCAACCTTGATTGTGTTAGAGGACTATTGTCAACTGTAAATCCCGGAGCTATCGGGGTTGTACGGCGTAATTCAGCCAATTCTGATAGTCGTGTCCTAGAACTTTCCGCTGCTCGCTCAGCGGACTTGGAGGCTTCGCTCGAAGCTGAGGCAAGAGCAACACCGACACCAACAGCCAATGCTATAAGCCCTGCAGGTCCGAGCATAGTAGTCTGGAGGGCCTTCATGGCTGCTGTAATAGCACCCATATTCGACACAATAGCAGGGGCAATGAGTATGATTCCACCGGCGGCCGCCGAAAATGCTAAAACCGGTTCAGGCAGTCCACCGATAACATCTGCTACCGCCTTGAGGGCCCCGGCACCTAGTTCCACAGATGGAGCAAGTGATTTCCCAAAAGATTCCGACATGTCACCGATGGCGTTCTGGGTCTTAGCCAGGCTACCGGCGAATGTCGTTCCGATAGTAGCGGCTGCACCCCCGAATTCAGCCTTCAGCTCTGCAACAACTATCTGCTGAGCGCCTGCAACATCACCAGCAGCCTGAAGGGATGCGATCATATCTTTTTGCGCATCGGTGAAGCTCACACCTACCCTGGATAGGGCGGAGATCCCTTGCTCTGGGTCATTCATTGCCTTACCAACTTGAACAACAGCGCTCTGAAGGTCTGTTCCCATGACGCTTGCCATGTCGGCGGCAGAAGCTAGTGCATCCTGGAAGTTGACCCCCTGGATGTTACGGAAAGTTGCCAATACAGCCTGAGCGTTAGTCACAGAGTCATCATCGAATATGGTCCGGCGCTGCATTTCGTTCGCCATAACCTTTAGCTGTCCCGCGGTGTACCCTACGGCTCCACCGGTTGCCCGGAGAACCGCCTGGAGCTTAGCCCCTGCAACCTCTGCTTCAGCGAAAGCACCTACCGCTTGTTGGCCGGCTGCCACCACCGCACCGGCTGCCACTACCTGACCAATGGAGACAGCACTCTTTTCGAAATCAGAGAGTTCCTGGGTGGCATTCTGAGTTTCAGTTTTAATGAACCCCATAGCCTCGCCGTAAGCTCTGAGATCCTGATCATCTGGAGTCTGTTGAAGTCTTTTATTAAATTCTTCTTGTTGAGCTGCTGCTTCAGCCGTCTTTTGTCTAAAATTATCGAAGCTAGATTGGAATCGGTCAAAAGCTGTTATAGCACCGCCCGCGTTTTCAGCCGATCCTTGGATCTGTTGAAGTAACTGATCGATAGTGCGCATGGAGGCAATTGCACGGTCAGCTTCTGCTCTTATGGCAATTGAAAGTGTTTCAGAATTGACTCCCATGGGCTCCCTCCAGCGCTTGTATCAGCGAATACCATTCAAAAGGCCAGTCGGCCCAAGAAAGCCCTTGCCAGGGGCTTCCCCACTTCCTTGTTCCCTGCCAAACCTCCAACGCAGTGTGAAGGTAATCCTTTACCCCAAACCAAATCTGGTTAAGAGTGGTCGGTGTATATTCGCGACTGGCTATTATGTACTGCCGGTCATCCCCTTCGATTTCGAGGATTTCACCTGGGGTCCAACCCGCCGACCAGAGGTCTGCAGCTTCAAGGATGGCGTTTTTTTTTCAGCCCAGTCGGGACCTTGCAAAAGCCTGACCCATACACCCGCCACAATTGCTGTAGTGTCATGAGGCGTGGAGAATAGATCCTGTGGTTCTTTGATCCCCAGGTCCTCCAATCCACTGACACTTTCAACGTGCCTAAGAACACCAGTTTCCATGGCTATGGCGTATTTCTCATCATCTTCTGGAATGAGGTCTAAACCAGCTCGAACCTTGGCCCTGACCGCATCATCAACCTTGAGATAGCTTCTGGACCGAAAGGTAGGCCACTTAAAAGTGACCACGGCAGTCCGGTCCTTAAAGGGGAGCCTGAGCTCCCCAGTAAGATTCAAATCCATTAGGCGGTCACCGTGAGGTTAAAAGTCTTGGATCCAATCACCACGCTGTCCTCAAGGATTTTGAAGGTGATTACACAAGTCCCAGGGTCAACCGCGGTCAAAGCCCCTATCAGACCGGTACCAGAGATGGTTGCAACCGCAGGAGCTGAAGACTCCCAAGCGTAGGCCACCCCTGCCGGGGCATTACTGACCACAGCCGTTAGGTTGGCGGTTGCTCCATCCACGATTGAAGCCGAGCCGGTGATTTCGATTACGGGTTCTTGGATAACCACAAAAGTGGGTGTTCCAACGATCGAATATCCAACATCGAAGCTGGTACTGTTCCCTACAGAGGCCCCTGTGGAAATACTCTCGATTGTGAGAGTAGCCTTGTAGTAATGTTTGGCGTCCGAGAACAGTTTCACCGAAATTGTGAGACCGCTGTCGACCACAAGAGACCCTATGTTTGCTCCGTCTTCCTTTCCTTTCCGTTCGATGTCAACGAACAGGTTCAGAAGGCGAAATTGCGCTTCAGAATCAGTCCGAAAGATCATCTTCATGCTTCCGGAAAAACTTGTGTTATCCGCCAGCTTCCATTCTCCGGCGTAACCCAAAGGAGTCACATCCACGGTTTTAGCCTGTGCCTGAAGGCTCCAGTCCTGGGCCCATGCAGAAACATCAACGGTTTCCGCACCGAAACGGAAGCGTACTTTTGCTTCCTTACCTCTTTTGACGCTCACGCCACCGGCAGCGTCGAAGGTAAATCCTGTCATTGCCATAATTATACTCCTGTCGTTCTCCAATCCACGCCGAACGTGCAAGGGATGTGATACACCCCATCCACGCAGAGCTCTTGTTCCTGGCGGAAATCAATTCCTACCAACTCCATATCAGGCCAGCGGACCGTTTCAGTTCCATCCAGAAGATTTATAACCGCATTAGCCAACGTCCGAGCCTGGGAGAAGTCCTGAGCCCATACATCTACTTGGAAGAGATCATCACGAGTGTGACTTCTCCACACTCGTGATCCAGAAACTTCAAAAAAGGTGATCAATGGGTAACCAGCCTCTTGAGGAGCAGGAAGCCGGTAGATTCTCCCACCGATGAAACCAGCAATCGTGGCATCACCGGCAAGTAACCCATGTAGAACCTCATGAATGGTCACAACTCACCTCCACCCAATGGCTTCACGCCTAAGAATGGCAATGAGTTCTTGTTTCGTTGCTTCAAACGCCGGGCGGAAGAAAGGCTTAGGTTTGGTACCATGCTTGCGGATTGCCCAGATGGTCGCCTGGATATGTTCATCGGTAAGGCCCTTTTTCTTACCCCAGTCTTTGATGCTTTCGATGAAATCTGCCGACCCTATTGGGCTACTATGGGCAGATGTGCCGTACTCAAGGTGAGGTGCATAGGCCACATCCGTGAGAACAATTGCGTCAGTATTATTGAGATGTAGCCTTATGGATTTTCGGAGGCGCCCAGTGTTTACTGGAACCCGGTGAATGATCTCATCCTTCAACCGAATCCCGGCAGCTGCCAGGCCCCTTCTTGTCCCTTGATAGAGTCGCTCAGAGAAAGACTGAGCCAAACCAGCACTAAGTGTTGTCTTTATCCCGCTACTCATACGCCTCTTTCCTCCAGACTCACTCGAAGCCCTCCCAAGGCATTCACGACCTGTAGGCCAATGACCAGCAGGATCCTTTCTCCAACCCTCACCTGGTCACGCAAATCAATTCCAACTTTGCCACATTCAAGAGTGTGTGTTCTCATTGTCCCTTCTCCGGATGCCTGATAGATAGCCTCCAAGGGATACTCAACGAGCTTTCCCCGGGAGACTACCGTTTTCAAAAAGGTGTCCTGCACCCCCCCGAAACCATCAGGAACTTTCTCCCGTTTCCACACCTCAAACGTCACCCAAGTGGTCATGACCACCCCGACAAATACCGATCAATCCTGCCCGCAATTGATCGTGGATATCCTAAAACAGGTTGATCCTCTGGCTTTGCCACCAAGCCAGAAACAATGAATTGTGCCATTTCAAACGCTGTCTTTTCAGCGGTATCTGGATAAACCGGATTTCCACTCGCATCTTGATCCCAGGCCCTCCCTCGAATCTTGAGGTAGTCCGATTCAGTAGCTGTAACGGCATACTCAATGAGAGGATCCTGTGTCGTTTCCTCCACAGGTATCCCCGCAATTTCCTTAAACCTTGTTAGGCTCAGAAGTGGCATTGCTGCGTTCCTTTACCTGTTCTCCTTCTGGCTTAACAACCTTCTGAGGAGCTTCTTTTTTTACGGCCGGGATTGCATCCTCGCGCCTTTTCTTGTTGAATGCAGCAAGTCCCATCATCTACCCCTTAGATCTTGTGCTTGAACGCCACGATACGGATGGCTTTGTTGTCGTACACCCGGGTCCAGTTGGTCTGGGTGGCAAGTTCGGCATTGGTAGGGCTAGAACCCGCAACCGAGACACCACCCCATTTCACACCGCGGGGGTGGAGGATGAAATGGTTACGGTTGATCAGGATGTCTTCACCAGCCAAACTGTCACGGTCGGTCTCAGTGGGTACAGGGGCAGCACCTTGCCCATAACCCACCGCACCGGCGCCGAACAAGTAGGAGGTGTATGTTCCTGCGCTTAAAGGCAGACCGTCATCGACGATCACACGAAGCCCCTGGTAAGATGGAATCTCAACTCCAGCACTGGGTTTGATAAACTGGATCATGTCCTGCTTCTGCAGCGCCGCATAAACAGCACTGTGCATTGCCACAGCGACAAGTCCACCATAAGCATCACCAAGCTTGAACTTGGCGTCCACGAAAGCTGTTCCACTGATCTTCTCGGCTCCGCCCGTAAGGGCAGAGATGTTGAGAAGGTTCCCCGACATACTCGCGGCACCGAAAACTCCAGACAAAGATGAAAGCAACGTGGACTGCTGTTTCCTAGCCCAATATCCGGCAACGAGGTCACCAACGACTTTCATTGGATCGTCACCAGAAAGCGCTTTTGCCAGATCGTTCACCGACCAAGCTTTTCCACGCATCAAAAGGACAGCCACGTCCTGCCCGGAGGTGATTTTCCCGGGGGTCAAGGCTCCTGAATCGCTCAGAACCTCGTCCTCCCCGGTCAGGTCACTCCAATAAGGCATGTTGATGGTTTTACCACCACTCTGAGCCAAGGTGTCCAACTCAGGACCACTGGATATGATTCCAGCCTGAACCAAAGCAGAAAGCTCGGTGGTCCTTTGCTGGACGTACGGATTGAATACTGCGGGGACGATTACGTCCGCGATCTTAGTGCTCATTTATTAAGCTCCTTTGGCTTCGGCCATCAAGCGTTCTGCCGTGGCCTGGTCTGTTTTTAGAAGTTCCCCCTGTTTGGTTAGGTTGAAGGTCTCTTTCTTCCACGGGTTACTCGTGAAAGTTGTGCCACCTTTAGGCGGCTCGGACCGGAACTTACCCTTAACGACATCCTCAATGCCCTTTTGGATGGCCTTGGGAATAAACTCGAGTTTGGACAGGTTGGAGAAAGTGGTTTCTTCGTCTTCACCGACAAGCCGATCCAGAATCACGGTGACCTCATCAGGAAGTTTGAGCTCCTTGGCTTTGGTCATGGCGGCAAGCATCAAACGTTCCCGCCGTCGAGCTTTCTCGCTGTCTTGGTATTTAGCCTCAAGCTCTCGAACCTTCTGCATTGCGGGGTCAGTCTCAGGATGCTCCTTGGCGTGCCGTTCCTGGTACATTTTGTCGAAGTTGGTCTCAGACCATTTCTTGACCGTCTCATCGACCTTTTTGTCGAAGGCACTTTTCAGGGCAGGGCTTTTACTCAGAAGAAGACCCACGGATTCCGGGGCAACTCCCTCTAAGGGATTGAGCTCTTTGACGGGTTCTGCAAGCGCTGCTCTGACTGCATCTTGGGTAACACCCTCTTTTAGCAGATCTTTAAGCGCTTCAAGTATTTTGTCCATGTAAAATCTCCTTGAGACTCGGATTTATTAACCCGAATCGGTTTCAAGGAGAGTGTATGGCTGCGCGCGTGAAAGTTGCTACCAGAAAGTTTCCTCTAATTCTTCAGAAAAGTATTATCAATGTAGTTTTCCCATTTTTCGTCAGGTGAAAGACCATACTTAGCCCTAAGAATTCTATCTTTCTCCTCAAACTGGGTAAGTATTTGTTTCCTTTTTACATCGTAGGAATCAGCAGCTTCCTGACTTGAAAAAAAGGGAGAATTCTTCGTTGCGACGAAAAAGAAATTGTAATCATCGCGGTGCTTTAGAAGCTCGAGAAAAGAATCGTCGTCAAATTTGTCAGTTTCCATTTTTAAACATACTCCTCATATAATCACCGATTGCTTTCGCTATCTCCCGGGGTTGTGGATTATTCAGATATTCAGACCATGCTTCGGCAATAGTTTCGGCGGTATTCTTGGTAGCATAATTAGATAATTCAGCTCCAATTCGAAGTCGGTACTTCTCGTACAACGCCTGAAATCCCACAGAACCACGAACTCCATATCGAGAATCTAATAGGTGCCCCATTTCATGGTCAAATACTGATTTAAGTGTAGTGCACCCGGGTGGGTGAAAACCAGTCTGAACAGACATTATAAGGGCTCTTTGGTACTGTCCCTTATGGAAAGTCTCGTTTATGGTGATTCCCATAAAGCCGGGTTCAGCAAAGTGATGAGCAATGTCTCCTTTAGAGGCGATGAGGTTAGACCGGATATATCGATCTACGTTCTTTCGCGCAAGATTGGGAATTCTTTCTTCTGAAAATCTACCGCTTCTTCGAAGCTCACTCTCCATTAGGGGTACCTTTACGGACCTGTAATAGCGGTTTCGTTCTTGTATTGTACCAAAGAAACTCATTCTCGAACGTAGAGAAGGTGCAATATTCAGGGTATTCAGCCAACTCTGAGCGTATTCTTTTGCTACTGGCAGTGGAGTCCCTTTGAAGTTCACCACGTCTGCAACATTGTTCTCTTTAAGCCATTTATTCAACCCTGAGACGTTTGTGATTGTGTCTGGGATTACTTTTGGATAGGTTACAACCGGCCGTTCAGGTGCTACCTGGACGGGACCTGTATTGTTACCAGCGGACCAGCCTTTGAAATTCTTAAACTCACCAACCTCTGTGGTAATTCGCCCTTCATTCTCCACTTGTTGGATTCTCGCGCCGGGTTGTGTTCCGCCTAATCTCTCAGTTATCGTACACCGGCAATTGATGTCCTGGTGTGCGTGACCTGAGAGCCCGGGACCCCGTGTCTTCACTCCGTCCGGGAAAACCCATTCCCCATTCCTATCTGCTGCGACCTCATCTAGTTCCTGGTGATCCGGACGTGTCCTGGAATCCAGGGTGGACACCCAAATAAGTTCAACATCTATACCCGTTGAGCGCACGTCATAGAAACGGTCTAGATGAGCCTCTGTAGCTAACCTTCCAAGTTCCGTTCTCGTGATCCGTGCAATTTTGTACAGCTCCCCCTCGTAGGTAGGTACTACACGTCCAGCCTGATCTCTGAATCCTAAGACCTTCCCAATCCGGCGAGAAACATCATCGATGCTTTCTCCTCGCGTAAGCCCCAATGTCATTTGATCCCGAACTAACCCTACGGCGTAATCACGATCCTGTCCGAGTACACTTGATTGTCTTAACTTGGAGAACGGGTTAGAAAGCGCTTTTTCAATAAGTTTTTCATCTGGATTTCCTAAGCCTAGGTTCACGAGTCCGCCATATCTGTGCTTCTGAGCCGTTCCCCATCGTGTCCAGGCATCTCGATAGAACTCTGGGGCTGCTTCTTGAAGAAAGTTTTGGGCCTGCCTCATCCGTCGCTCCAGCGCGGTCTTCACCCCTTCATAGATTCCCCTAGTCTGAATCAAGCGGCGGATCTCGGCCCTAGTCGGCGGGTTGTCTGGATCCATGAACCGTTTATGAAACTCCGCCAGTTCCGAGGTAATCTCAAGCATTGCCGCCTTGTAGTAGCCGGACACGCTCATTATATGGGCGTTAATCATCCGGTCCAGTTCAAGCTGGGCTTCCAAAAAGGGATCAGGCAACCGACTTGCCCCCGCTAATCATCAAATGAGACTTTTCAGGGGAAATCCCAGGTATAGCAGCCTCAACGATCGCTATGGCGCTTTCCTTGGTAAGTAACCCTGATTTCACCTTTTCTGCAAGTTCAATTATGGCCGTAATTTGAGCCCCGTTTAAAGCTTGATCTTGGACCGAACCACCTTCAACCGGGGTTAAATCAGCGCTTTCGGAAGTTGGCTCATCCGGCAAGGGAACATCTTCCATGAAGACGTCTTTCTCTTTCCTAAGACGATCCATCTCTGCCTTGGGATCCTCGACAAAAGGCACCTGAGCCAGCAACGTCTCCTTTGAGACAATTCCGTTGAGGTTGGCCACAATTTCAGCTGCTTGCAGTACGTTCTTAGGCAGGTTTCGGCTCCAAACCGAATTGATCCAGACTGGATCTCCGATGTTGGTTTGTTTCCCCATACTCAAAGATTCAGTAACCAGCTGCATTCTCTTTTTTATCCCTTGGCTAAAATAAGCCTCCTTGATTCCGGCAAGAAGTTCGAAAAGGGCAAAAAGGTAGATCATGGCCTCCCCGGATTTCTGACCGATGGATTCATTATCCGTCAGGTCTGGTATCATCGCATTGGCATGGATCTCTTTTCTCAAGATCTCAAACAACTCCTTACGATCTTGGCCTGCAGCTTGTTTTGTGAGGTACTTTATCTCTGCTTCCGGATCTAGATCATCGATAACCCGAAGTTGTTTCAATTTCAAAATGGTTTCAGCGTTGATCTTCTTGCCGTAGATGAGAAGAATCGCCTCTGCGAATTTCTCCTCTTCGTTTAGCCCTGATGATATGAGAAGGTCAAACGCATCCAGAAGGGGAATAATTGACTCAAGGTCACCCATTGCCTCCTCATTGTTCCGGAACACAACCAAGGGAACCTGAGTAAAAGGTAGAGGTTTCTCCATTATCAACTTCCATTCAGACTCCTCTTTGAGATACTGCAGCTCAGCGTCCTGATAGTACACATGCAAGTAGGTAACACCACTGAGAACGTAGGTCCTTACTGCGGCTACCATCCGGCGTTTGAGCTCGGCAGAGTAAATCGGAAAAGCCTCCATCGGGCTCACCTTGGCAAACTGTGGAGCGTCGGGATTGTCCCCAATGTAGTGGAGTTCTAACGCCTGCCCAAAGAGGGCCTGGTCCCGGCCCAACTCAGCGTTTAACTCAGGCTCTCCGTTGTCCCTGAGAGCGCTCATCAAAAGATCATAGTACTCTTGCTTCCCCGCGTTTCCTTCCTCATCTCCCTCAACGTCCGATAGCTCGTACCTGATGAGCCCGGGCTTATACATGAACCCAGTCGCCACCGTGATGAGCAACCTCCCGCGGGGAACTGGGATCTGGTTCCAAGGGCCTGAATGCCCTTCTGGTGGCTTTCGAGCGAAAATCCCAGCGTTCGCTCCCTTATAATACGAATCCAGCTTCTTGAACCTCAGAACCTGAAGCGCATGATCATTCAGGAATTCTTGGATCTTCTCGAAGGGCACCCGCCCATCAACCAGTTCAACTTTGTACATTACTCCCCCTTAGAGCCCCATTTGGGCCGCTGATACTTCAGGGAGATGAATCTCCCCGCCCCCTTTCCTGAGAGGCTCCAGTCCATATCTCAAGCCATCGATGCAGTGGTTGTTCTTGTCCTCCAGCTCCGGCAGGATCTGCCGAGTGAGCCGGTGAACCTTATAGGCATAGTGACGAAACTCATCGGCGGTGTTCTTGCACCTGGGATGAATAACCACCTTCTTGAAGCTGCGAATTTGGTCTACGCCTGCAGCCACGCTGCCAGATCCCTTGGCAGCACCTTTGATAGAGAATCCCGCTTTCCGGAGCTTGTCGATGATGTCAGGTCGGGCACTATCTGCCATCCATAGCGCCTTCCTAGCGGTGGGGATGGTATCGAGAAAGTCAGGGAGGGCATCCAGCTCAATACCCACACCATAAGCTTCCCTGTCGATGTACAGGATTCCGTCCCTTGGATAGCACCGGATGGCGGCCGCCGGGTCCTTTGCGAATCCAAAGTCCAGGCCATGGAGGAAATCAGCGTCCTCCGGGATCTCGAAAGCCTCCACTACGTACTTACCTGCAAAAACCAAGCGTTCAGATTGAACCCGGAATTCTCCGAGCCATATATGCCGGTACTTATCGTCATCCGTTGCCCTACAGTGCTCCATTTCCCTCTTGAGGGTTTCAGGGAACCATGGGTTGTCCTTGTAGGTCACCGTTGCCGTCACTTGGTCGGGCTGTGGCTTCTTGATAAACCTCACTGCAGTAGGATCTGTATCCTGGTCAGGGTTGAAGTTCACCCAAATCTCAGACCCGGGTTTTCGAATTGTAGGGATGAGGTAGTCCCAACTCTCCTCGGAGATGAACTCGGCCTCCTCAACCCAACAGATATCTGTCCCCTCATAGCCCTTCAGAGCGTGGGCGTTGTAACGAAGTCCCAGAAAATTGAACTGAGTCCCATTAGCCCCGCGGATCTCCGTCTCAAGTACCCTGTAGAAGAATCCTAGGCCCATTTCTTCAATCCTGTCCTTGAGAACCATTCGCACCGACATCTTGATCGACGCTTCGAACTCCCTAGCGCTGAGGACTCTGAGTGGGTTCTGCATCCCCTTCAATAGCAACACCTGAGAGATAGTCCACGTCTTTGCTGCACCGCGGCCTCCGCGAAGGATACGATAACGAGCATAGGGGGGG